GTCAATCACACCACGACGTGTTCCAGCAGGAGCCAACCATGGATAGCTGACAGAATCGCTACGAATGATAGTGCGTACCATCATGTGACTTGGAGCAGTAACTACTGCACTGCCACCAAGGTCAGTGGTTTGGCAGCTTGGATAGAATACAGCAGCATACGGAGTGCTGGTTGTTAATCCATCTTCAGCAAATATGCCATTGCCACTGTTGTTTGTGGCCCAGGCCACAAGGTCGTTGCCATTTGGTGCTAGACGCATTGGAGTATCACCCACCACGAACACAGTATTATTGCGTTCATTGCTGAGTGCTACCATGTTAGGAATCAATTCTGGATACGCAGTACATGCCATCAAGTTGAATTGTGCTTGTTCTTCACGCACTGTGACACTGGTATCAATACCAGATTTCAATGCAGCCACAATCAATGCACGTTGAGCAAAACGTCCCATATATGGAGAACCGTCAATTCTGTTGCCTGACGCAGTTACCCACGAGTTGGTCTCTAACAAGTCCCAATATGAAGTTTGTGTGGCTGGATTTTGGTTAGAACCAGCTTGAATAGCCACATACAATATGCCACTGTACAACACTTGAGCACCCACAGCATATGTAGTGGTGTTTGACCATGTTGCATAGCTGAAGCTGCTGGCATTGAAATAGTCAACTTGGAAACTCTTGACATTGTAGCCCGATCGACGTGAGTTCCACAGCAGCATACCTGCGGGATACAATGCAGGATCGGGTGCATCAACATCCAAATAATTGCTGGTCAGCAAGCTGGTAATTGAAGGTAAGTTATCTGTTATAGGATTTACCGCACCAGTTGTACTCCAACGAGCATCTGCAAACAATATACCATTGCTGGTCTGTTGATCAGTATTGTCAATCAAGACCCATTGATTTACACCATCAACTGCTTGCCAACGGTACAGCAGCGGATACCGTTCAAGATCGCTGGTGTCAATCCACAAGTCACCATATACCAATACAGTTCCATCAGTTTGTGTAGCAGGTTCTGTAGCAGAGATGATTGGACCAGTTGGATTGGTAGTGCTTAGATTGTAACCACGTGTGTCGTTGGTATCATTTTGATATCCAACCCAAGCCGAGCCAGTGTTGATCATGATATCAGCTTGGCTAGGGCTACTGTAATACCAGTAAGTTCCGTCTGCCGGATCTTGGTCAGGTGCCACTGCACTGGCTGTGTACACCAATGGTATCCAGTTGCTGAGTTGCAAGTAAGCAATTTGATCACCATCAACAATATTGCGGCAACCTGTGGTGCTGGTAGCAAATCCAGCAGTGGTCACCGGAGTACCTGTGACATTTTGCAATAGAATTACACCACCTTGAGTTTGTGTCAGCACAATTGCACCAGTTGAGTTAACAGAAGCCACCACATTTGATAATCCTGCTGAACTCACAGCAGTATTAAATGCTGCTGCATCAGTGCCATTTATAGTCACAGTGATTGTGGAACTAAGAGCAGTAGAATTTGCAATACTTGTGGTGATAGTAAATTGGTTACCATTAACAAACACAGGAACAGAAACGCTGCCAGTGACCACTGTAGGGCCTTGGCTGGCTCGTTCAAACACTTGCAATGTGTAGGTGTTGTTGTACGGCAGATCATTTTGAATCTCTACCCACCAAACGCTGCCGGCGGCACCCGGATTGTGATTGGTATTAGCACTTTGTAAAGACTGATATATTAAATTATTGTATATTACTCGAGTTCCTGTTGCATAAGTTGTAGCAGAACTCCAAGTAGCATACCCAGTTGATGCAGGATTTACATTGTATTGTGTGTAGGTATTTCCAGCAGCAATATTCTTGCCGCCACCGGTTGCATCTAGTGCTGCATTAGCAGTCCAGTCATTTTCGTAAACTGGAGCAGCTTGTGTTACCCAGCTGGCCAATGCTGTGCTGTATTTTTGCACAACCATAAGTGTACCTAGGTTTTGCACAGTTGTTTTATTCCACACACTACCAGTAGGACGTGGTGTTGTATCTGTGGCCAACCAACGTGGAAATGTATAGTTAGGGCTTTGTTGTAATCCTGGAGCATAATAAGTGACATTGGCAGTGATACCCAATGTGGTCAACAATCCAGGAGTGGATGCAGAACCAATCAGGATGATACCATCATCTTGTGTGGATTCGTCAGCTGTGGCTGAACTATCTGCAAACAAGCAAAGTTTGTTACTGATCACAGCGGAATACACACCAGTGATAGCAGCAGTATTGATAGCAGCACTAAGTCCTTGAATGGTATTGTTGGCTGCAGACGGAACTTCCACGCTGGTGCCGTTGATAACAATGGCATTACCTTCAGTAAGGGTTGTGGTCACTGCATTGGCACCTTGAATTGCAGGCCAGCTCAATTTCCAGTCATCGCTGCCAACCAAGACCCAATTATTGTAGAGACTAGTTAGTGTGACAGAATTGTAATTGGCCACTGTGGCCACGGCACCATTTTTATAATACAATGGATTTTGTGTGTTTGTGGCAACTATGGCATAGCCACCAATGGTGCCGTAATCTTGCAAAGGAACGCCACTTAGCAATTCAGATGTGTTGGTAATAACTGATGGGATTTGATTGGAGAATGCACCTGTTGTTTGATTCCATTCAAAAATACCCCATTGGCTGGTTGCAGTATTCAACCAGTAAGTGCCATTGTTCGGCTCGCCTGTGGGACGTACCAAAGTGGCTGTGAGTTGTGTAAGATCAATATCCACACGTTGTACATAAGCGCGATTAGTCACACCCAACGCACTGTACGCAGCTAACAAACCATATTCATTGAGTTCATAACCATTGATTGGTGTACCAATTGTGGTTTTATAGAAGAACGGATTACCAAATGTGGCTGCAAGATCACGTTGACTGGTGATCAGATACAGGCGATTGGCGTTGACTTTTAATGTGCCTGCTGCTACACCTACTCCACTGCCGGAAACTTTGTTCTGTGCTGTAGAGATAAGAAAATAAGGTACGCTATTGGTAGCGGCTGGAAGGTATTGACTTTCGTCAATGACTGAAACTTCGACTCCGGGTGATACTAGTGCCATATTGGCTCCTTTAAAAACTGTTATAGATATTTATCGGATACGACTAAAACCAGGGGTGTTGAGACACCCTTTGCAAAGGTTTGCTACTAAATACTGCATGAGACCCATGTGCAATGTATGTAATCAACGGCTGGTAGCAGTAAACTATCGCAAGGAAGATATTGTGCATTACAGAACACGATGTGATCGATGCATCAAACAAAAAAAGAAAATGCGCTTGCCCCAAGCACTATGGAAGAAATCCGGGTACAAGAAAAAACCCACATGCGATCGTTGTGGGTTTCGTCCAAAGTTTACCAGTCAAACTCTAGTGTATCATATAGATAGCAACATGAACAATGTTGCTCTAAATAATCTCAGAACTGTGTGCTTGAACTGTGTGGAAGAAGTTAGGCGGCTAGATGTTCCATGGGTACCAAATCCTCTACAAGCAGATCATTAAGTTGGCTGTACAGATCAGCAACTGTGCTGTTGTTTTCCACCACATGATCAAATTCAGTACCGGCCCAGGAATACTCACTGGCATGAATTCCTTGTTGTTCTAACCAACGCAATGCTGCTGTGTCTCCACGATTGGCCTGTGCTGCAATATTGTACCAGTGCGGGGTGATTCCACGCTGAATCCAAATCACTCGACCACCTTGATTCTTGATTGCTGCCACTTCGTTATAGAACCTGCAATCTGAGATGACAATGTTGTCAGAACTTTTACGCAGTTTGTTTTCCAGACTGGCAATCCAGATATCTGTGTGGAAAGAATTCCTGCCCACTTCTGTACCCCAGTGTTGCAAGATCCAGCGCGGAGTTAGTTGTGGCATTCCAAGTTGTTGACTCCACCAAGGGTCCACCTGCTCACGCCATTCTCGAGCCGAAGTTGTTCGGCCTTCTAACAATTCTCTATCCCATCCAAACACAGCAGCCACAGCATCTTTCAGTGTGTTAGCAAATGAATCACGACGAAATTGATGAAAATTCACAAGATAGTCAGCAGCAGTATCTTTGCCTGCGCCGATCAATCCGCAGATTCCGATAATCATTTTAAAATCTCCTCTAACCATGCGTGGCATTCAGGCCACTGTCGATAAACATGAGCCTGCCCACTGGCTCTGATCCACTCTTCACAATTGCTCACACGATCGTCAATCAAGATATCGCCAGGCTCACAGTGTCGCCATTTGTCATGACTGAATGGACCAAATAGTACAGGAATACCTGGAAAACGTTCTTGTGCCCACAACACTTTGTCATAGCTGGCAAATGGCACACTGTAGTCATGTGGTAGTGCTGTCAAGAAATTCAAGTCTTTGATTTGCCCTTTACTCAACAAGTCTTGGCAGTATGTTACCAACTCATGTGCGCCGGGCTTGATAGGCAAGTCACGATAGAAACGTGTTTTGGCTTTGACTTTGTCCCAATCGCTGTCTGGAATACGTTCTCCGTATTCCCAATTGCGTTTTATAATAGCTCGAGCTGCTGGCATCCAGTCTGCTACTACATCATCCATGTCTAAATAAATTTTCATACTAATTTTTCAACGTTAAGGTGTTTGAGTGTGGCTTGCAGTAGATCAATCTGCCGGCGGCAATCTTCTAATGCATGATGGCTTGCTGGAGGCTTGCCTAGATCAGGATACAATGAATATACAGTTCGTGCATCTCTTACCTTGTAGTATTTCCAGGGCAAGGGTCGATCGAAACTCTTGTAAGCATGTTCTAAGATGTTCATATCAAATGTAGGACCGTTTGCCCAGATCAAGTTTGACCGCCAAATCAATCGACCCAGTTCTTCTAGTGCTGTATCCAGAGGAATTCGATCAAGTTCACCGAATGCTTCTTCTTGTGCTTCTGGCGGTTGAGTAGCCCACCAGTCTATGGTGCCTTGCTCAATGTTGCGTCCGGGTTGACTGTCAGGATCAATTCGTGCATAGAAATACTGTGGATAGTATCCTATGCCCAGCGGGTCAAAACTTTGTGCAGCAATGGTTAGAATACATGCTTCTGGACCAGTGCCTACCGTTTCAATATCAATCATTAAATCAGCCATGTGCTGATTATAGCAGATTTATGCTGCGATGTCTATCTAGCAGTCATCCTCTTTTGGCCAATGATTAACCTAAAGTGGTTCAACTTCTTTCCAAGAAACAGTTTCTTCGTCCCATTGATACATTTTTCCATCGTTGTTCACTGCAACAGGTGCTTCCCAATAACAAGTGTCTTCGTTCAGTATCCAACTAGCATACGGTTGGGGAGCATAAAATGCATCCCTAACACTATCATATGTGTATCCAATTCCTGCATAGTTTTTACGCAGTGGTCTACCTTCAGGGTGAACACCGCCACGTGTGTTGTAGCTGGTTTGTACCCATCCTGGGCCAAACACGCCAGCGTCAATTGCTGCTTGTGCTGCCGGAATGACTTGCACAACAATCCCGTTTTCAATTTTTGCTAAATGTGCCATAATTATTCTCCGAACGAAAACTTATAGTTCCTGTACCGGCGGTGATACTATAGATATTGTATTCATATACCGCAGTTGATAATGTATATGTTAATCCGCCAGACAATGTTGCAGTATAAGTGCTAGGTATCTTGACCACAACAATACCAGATCCTCCGTTGAATCCTCCACTAGTGTCACTACCACCACCGCCGCCACCGCCTGTATTTGCGGTACCAGCAGAACCAGAAGAAGTATCGCTACCATTACCGCCGCCACCTATTCCGCCTGTACCTGCACTTGTACCTTGGTACTTACCACCACCACCACCGCCTGCATAAGCAACATTTGATCCAGTGATGGTTGAATATAATCCAGCGCCACCATTGCCGCCATTGGTGGCGGAACTTCCACCAACAGCACCTGCGCCGCCGCCACCACTACCTGTAAAATTGCCGCCGGCCGCAGTACCACCAGCATTTCCTTGTCCAACAGTGCCTGAACCAGGCGGCGAATTTCCGGCGCTGGCACCGCCACCTGATCCGCCGTCTTTGCCTGTTTCATTATTATTAACACCGCCGCCACCTATAGCAGTGCTGCCAGCAAATACTGAATTTCCACCATTGGCACTGCCAGTGTATGAACCTGTATTTGTACCGGCTGCACCACCGGCACCCACAGTAACAGTATAGTTGGTTGATAAAGCAAATGTGCTAGTACCAGTCAGCAGACCGCCTGCGCCGCCACCAGCACCATAACGACTGGCTCCACCACCACCACCTGCAACCACTAGATAACTGAGTGTTCGTGCGGTTGATTCTTGGAACGATATATTTCCTGTACCAGCAGTGACATTATAGATATTGTATCCACTCACCGCCGTTGATAATGTGTATGTTAGTCCACCCGATAATGTTCCAGCGTAGGTATCAGGTATTTTAAAAATAACAATACCTGAGCCGCCTGCACCTGGTGTTGGAAATGATCCATTTGATCCACCGCCGCCACCACCACCGGTGTTGACAGTTCCTGAAACTCCTGCAGATGCACTGTAAAAACTTCCTGCACCACCTCCGCCGGCACCACCTGCTCCTGCTGTGGTATAAGCAGAACCACCACCACCACCTGCATAAGTTACAGATGAACCGGAAATACTAGATGCTGTACCAGCACCACCAGCACCACCTTGGCCCGATGCTCCATTGCCACCAACCGCACTTGCACCACCACCACCAGCTGAGGCAGTATTACCGCCGGCCGCAGCAGTAGCAGTTCCACCAGCATATCCTTGTATTGGTGGTCCGGCAGCACCAGCACCACCGGCTTGTGACGCACCACCTCCACCGCCACCCGAGCCGCCGTTACCGACCGCCAACGTTCCACCACTTGTGCCGCCTCCACCTCCACCGCCACCCACACCAATGATACCAAATGTTGGTACAACCGTGGATGAGGTAGTTGGACTACCGGTTGCGGTAATTGTGAGATTATTACCCGAATTGTCTATGAATGTAGAATCTTGACAAGTCAATAAACTTGTGCCACTAACCGCAGTTAACGGACCAGTTGAGGGCACAAATGCTGAGGGATATAATCCAGTTCCTTTTACAATACGGAAATTACTAATATACCCATAAGATGCAGGGTTGCCACCGTTAGTACCAATATAATTTGTCCCTTGCTGGAAACTGGTACTGTTAGTAATAGAGATAGATTCTACACCGTTGATATAGCATTTTAATGCTGAACCAGTTCTTGATACAGCAAGGTGTGTCCAGGTATTTAAACTAACTGTTCCGCTTCCTTGAGTTTGAGCAGTGCTACTGTCATAGAAATATAACGATCCAGATGCAACAAAGAACTGAAGATTATTTGCTGATCCTAAATATACTAGAGTAAATTGAGCAGAATTGGTTTGATATATCCACCCTTCTATTGTGAAATCTCCACTTAACGCAAGTACAGTATTACTGGCCACAGTTAGATATTGCTGCGGTGATCCAGTTAACGGTCCAATGGAAAATGTTGGAGTAACAGTAAATTGTGAATTTGATCCAGACCCGCCAACTGATCCGCCACCGGGTGCTGCGCCGCCTGCTCCCACAGTAACAAGATAATTGGTTGATAAAGCAAATGTGCTAGTACCAGTCAGCAGACCGCCTGCGCCGCCACCGCCACCTAACCCGGTGTTATAACTTTCTCTACCACCTGAGCCACCACCACCAACTATGAGATAGTTAACAGGTACTCCTAACGAGAATGTTATGGTTCCTGTACCGGCAGTGACAATATAGGTATTGTATCCACTCACAGCAGTTGATAGCGTATATGTCAATCCGGCACTTAATGTTCCAAGATAACTGTTGGGAATTTGTAAGATAACAATACCCGAGCCGCCATTGAATCCGCCAGAATTTTCACTGCCACCGCCACCACCACCACCTGTGTTTGCTGTACCAGCAGAACCGGCAGCAACAGATGACCCATTACCACCGCCGCCAACGCCGCCTGTGCCCGCGGTACCGCCACCATATTTGCCACCACCACCACCACCTGCATAATAAACAGAAGTTCCTGTGATAGAGGATGCTAGCCCAGCGCCGCCATCACCTCCAGCAGTGGCTGCTGTGCCACCAACTGCGCCAGCGCCGCCACCGCCACCACCTGAGAAATTACCGCCGGTTGAGCCGCCGCCTGCATTTCCTTGTCCGGCAGTTCCTGCCCCGCCGGCACTGCCACCTGCGCCACCGCCACCTGATCCACCAGTATTACCTGCTTGGGTAGCAGTGGTTTGACCGCCTCCTCCCACAGCAGTATATGTATAAAATACCGAATCACTACCATTAGTACCACCAGTCCAGGTACCTGTATTTGTACTGCCGGTGCCGCCTGCGCCTACTGTTACTGTGGCAGATACTGCGGTATATAGAGTGGTAGACCCGATTAGCAACCCACCTGCACCACCACCACCACCATAACGACTGGCACCGCCGCCGCCACCGGCGACTATTAGATAGTTAATGGAAACAGGAGGAATGGTAACCTGCCACCCAGGGCCAACAGTCCATCCGGGGCCAATTGATATAGTCATATTTTATTTATCAGTTGATCAAAACATCGTCAAATTCAAACTGGTACCACCAAAATCACTAGACAACAAGAACTTTATACTATACACTACACAGTATGAAAAACTTATACCTAAACTTAACCAACGCCAGCCCATTGCAAAAAGGCATGCCATTGGCCATACGCAAAGACCAAGTGATTACTGTACACGCAAACTTGGCCATCCGAGAGGACGGTACCGTGGAACCAGTGACTTATGTATTTGGACCACCACACGGTACTTGGGAGGTGCAGGAGACTTTTAAAGAAGTCTGGGCCCAACTGGCACATCCGTAAAAATAGTTGGGGTGCAATGCCCCAACTGGCTAATTTAGCCGATCACAAAAGTTAATGGCTGAGATCCATCAACATAATTCACCAATTGTGAGATCAACGCATCCATTTCTGCTTTGGCCTCGCCTTTCATGGCAGCACCGTTGAGTGTTCCGCCACCATTGGGTCCAGCAATAGTGCCAAATTTCTCTCTTGCTTCACCTATGATCATCTTGCTGGCAGCAACCATGTAGTCTCGAATCCATTGCTGAATCTGAAAGTCACTTAGCAATTGTATCTCAGGTTTGAGATTGTAGGTCCATAACAATACTACTTCACCACCACCTGCAGGATTACGGATCAATTGTAGTTTTTTGGTAACAGGATTCCAGGTGTAATTTAAGAATCCGCCAAACATTCGTGCAGCCAATTCAATGTATTGACTGTAGAAATCATAAGTGGCTAGGCCACCTGACTGATTGAAGTTGATCAAATACACATTCATTTGGGCTTGACTGAACGGATCAAAACTTGATCCCATTGGCCCTGATGCTATACCAAAACTTCGTTTAAAAATTTGTCGTACACTTTGCACTTCTTGTGGCAAGGTGTAGATATTTTGCTGGTTGACCAACTGCATAAAGCTATAGCTTTCTTCATATGCGTTGTTAGCACGTTGGCGGTAAGTGCCAATGGTCTTCTGATATGCAGCTTCAAAGTGTGCTGGATCCAGTTCAATGTCAATGATCTGGTGGCCCAGCATCAGGCGCACATACTCAAAAAGAGTGTTTTTGAGTGTTGTTAGGTCTATGGGTTGTTGTTCTTGCATCAGGGACTCCGTCCCTGATATTTAGCCCGTTACCACACCTTGAGAATTATGAGACTCTCGTTGCCACGCCCATTCCATTGAGTCTCAGTTGTTGTGAGCTCTTTGAAGATCTTGCGTGTTGCTGGCTTGCCTGCTGCTAACAGTGCTTTGATGGTTTCTGCAGGTTTGCGCAGTGTTTTTTGCGAGCTTGTGCCGGTATCAAACCCAATCACAGCACTACTCTTCACAGTGAAACTACCGCGATGAGCATCTCCAACCACATGGATCAGCTTGCGTTTCACAGTGTCGTACAACCATGCTTCTGTTGCATCTACCAGCTTCACAGCAGGCTCTGACACCAGTTTGAGATCTGGAAAAGTCTTGAGATACTTGAACTTGGCTGTGACTTTTTCGGCACTCACTGCTTTCTTGGCACGTGGCTTGCGTTCTACCTTCTTGATCTGTACATAGTTGTTACAGTCAGTTATCACTTGCTCGGCAAATTTTACCAACTGTTTCAGTTGAGTCTTGGTAAGATAGCCGTAGCCCTCAACCAGTTGTGCATCTTTGCCTGTGACTGCTGCTTCTAGTTCTGTGAGATGGCGTTTCCAAATCAGTTGGATGTGGTTGATCAGTTGTGGTGCTACATTGTGTCCACGGATGATTGTGATAGGTTGAAACTGTGCTGACATTTTTGCACCTGCTGCAACAAAGTCGTCAAACAAGCCTTCGATTTCACCTGCGCAATCAACTGCCTTTTCCTTCAAGCGGTCTTGAATTGTGGGACCAGAGACTTTTGTTTCTACAGCCGCAACAGGTTGGTCTTCTTGTTTGACAACCAGTGCCTCTTGGATGAGATTATCCAATTTGATCTGCTCGTGCTCGCTGAGTTCCAGACCCATTGTGCTCATACGGCATAGCCAGCCTGTGGTCAAGCGTATTTGACTGTCGGGCAAAGCACGGATTAGTTTGGCATCTTTGGCCAGTCCACGTGCATCCAAGTAAGCAGCAATGAAGTCTTTGGCATCTTTTTTGCCGTAGAAATAATTGTACCACCCAAACGCATTGCTGAGACTGCTGACACGATTGCTTATGGGTTGAACCCGCCACTCGGGTTCATTGCCCACATACTTGGTATCTGGACTACGAGGGTTCAACGGTTTAACGTTGGCTTTTGCAGCTAATGCCATGGGTTTTGCTTTGGTAGTTGTCATACTGTAATTATAGCATGTTAGTCTTTTTTGGTCAAGTCTGTACAAAGTAGTATAAAACTCAAGGTAGATTCCCGACGGAACATGATAAAATATGGACGTGGTTTGATTCCATCAGGACTGTTTCCAAAATATTCAAACCATTCTGCGTCGCGAGAATGCAACGAGAAACCCAAATGCTTACGGCAGGAGTTTTCAATCAATCGAGCCCGATTCCCCCATCCGTCAAATCTTAGCCCAGCTTCATACCCATGTTCTTTAAACAGTTTGTAACGGCGGTTTAGCTTTATGACTTTCATGTGTGTATTATAGTTGATCGGGCAATTCCGGTCAACCTAATCATCACCAGGTAAATATCACATGCTTAACCCAACTTTGATGATACATCGTGTGTCGGATGATATTTTTCAGCATCCATTAGAAAAATTTATACTCACATTTGATGACGGGTTTGACGATCACTATACAACTTTTTCAAAGTTTTTGGAAATTCCAACACAAAAAATATATTTTATAACTTGTGACTGGGTAGGTTGTCCTGGGTTCCTAACAGTAGACCAAATAAAATATATGAGTTCATTTGACAATGTAATCATTGGTGCACATAGTTTTGAACACACTGATCTCAACACAAACAAATTAACTCTGGAAGAAAAGATTGAATTGATGGATACTGATACTGCCAAAACTATTGGGTGGTTTCAAGAAATGTTAGGATTTGTACCCACAATATTTTGCTACCCATACAATAATGCTATGTATGGAATTTATACCAAAATCTTAAAGAAACACGGGTTTACTGAATTTTACGGGAGTGAAAGAATAAACGTTGACCGGCTGTCCACATGGCCGCATCGCATATGGTAAGCATCTGTACTTACGATAAATAACACACTATGCCAAGACTAAGTCTATACCGCCCTAACCGAACCGCAGATTATCGATTCTTTGACCGAACTATTTCAGAAATGTATCAGGTAGGGGGCGTTGATGTGTACCTACACAAGTACCTAGGCCCGCAAACCAATGACAACACCGGCAACAACGATGCCACTTTACCCAAATACGACACAACAAATCCGCTGTTTATTGAAGACCTGCTGCTGTTAGAAAATCGTGATAGAACCTACGATCCAGACATCTATGTCATGCGTGGAGTATATCGACAACAAGATATTGATTTTGATCTTTCACAGTTTGGCTTGTTCCTAAACAACGATACAATTTTTATCACTTTCCATTACAATAACATGATAGACACCATGGGGAGAAAACTCATGAGCGGTGATGTATTAGAGATGCCCAATCTACGTGACTATAATCCGTTGGATAGCACCATACCCAGAGCATTACCCAAGTGGTATGTGATTCAAGATGCGAGTTTTGCCAGCGAAGGTTTTAGCCAAACTTGGTTACCACACCTGTGGCGAGTAAAAGCCACACCAATGGTGAATGCACAAGAGTTTGATCAAATTACCAAACAACCGTTTGAACCCATTAACATATGGGATCCGGGCAACTTTTATCCTAGTGGAGTCACAGTGCTGTACGGCGATACATATTACACATCAAGAGGCAACGTACCTCCAGGTACAGATATCAATAATACACAATATTGGACACTGGTTGCTAATCCACAAACCATTGAGGATCGTCAAAGCACAAGGCCAAGAAACTTGGAAATCAATAATGCTATACTTGCTCAGGCCGAAGCTGAAGTACCACGATCTGGATTTGATGTTGTGAAGTTTTATATTGTTGCTACCAATCCCGATGGCACCCCGGCTAATCCTGAATCTGCCACATACACCGCAGACTACACCATAAGTGATGCCAGTCGTACTGTGGCCAACGATGGCAATTCACCTAGAAGTGATGGTTACACCGCTGGTTACTTGACCGGTGATGGAGTTGCACCCAACGGATTGCCTGTGACTGCCGGTGTTAATTTTCCGCCTAACCCTGTTGCTGGGCAGTTTGCATTGCGATTGGATTACTTTCCTAATCGACTGTTTCGTTTCAATGGATCAGGTTGGGTCAAGATTGAAAGCAAGGTACGAACCAATATCACACCTGGTAGTAACAATGATACTTTACGCTCCGGCTTTGTTAACAATACATACACTGTGAATACCACAGACCTTGGTAATATACCTAGCCGTCAGAGCTTGAGCGAAGCATTGATCCCTGATGCAGCCAACGGTGACCAAGGTGGTAATTTGCCACCCAATCCATATCCACCCACACAACCTTATCAAAAGAGCAGTTAACTATGAGCCAAATGTTTTTCAACGACGATCAAATTCGTCGATATTTGCTGCAATTCACTCGCATGTTCAGTTTGTTTGAAGTTGAATACGGGCGTAACGAACAAGGTACATCAGACTTGATCCGTGTACCTATACGGTATGGTGATGCAAGTCGACAGGCACAAACTATTTTAAATCAAAACTCAGCCAACAGTTTGAACGCCACTCCAATGATGACATTTCACATCACTGGACTAACATATGATCGAGAACGTATGCAGGAACCGTACCATGTAAACAAGATGTTTGTACGGCAACGCACATGGGATCCTGGTACTGAAAGTTATGAAACCACACAAGGCAATGCATTTCAAATTGAAAGACTCATGCCTGTACCATACAAGCTCACTATAGACTTGGATATCTGGACTAGCAATACCAATCAGAAATTGCAGTTGTTTGAACAAATTGCTACATTGTTTAATCCTGCGCTGGAAATACAAGCCACAGACAACTATATTGACTGGACCAGCCTTACTGTGTGTAATCTTGACAGTGTGAAATGGTCTAGCAAAACTATCCCTGTGGGAACAAATACAAATGAACCCTTGGATATCATGACTATGGTGTTCAGCATGCCCATCTGGATCAGTTCGCCAGCCAAAGTCAAGAAACTGGGTGTGGTAGAACGTGTGATTGCCAGCATATTTGATGCACAAGGGGATGCTGTTAATGCCCTAACTGACAATGATCTATTGCTAGGTACCAGAGTCAAGGTCACGCCGTGGAGTTATCAAGTATTGCTGTTGGATGGACAATTACAAGTATTACAACCACCGCAGCCAGTGAATCCCAATCGTATCAGTTTGGCACCGTTCACATTCCCCATAGTAGAAAGTCCACAGATCACTTGGCCCACTGTGATTGGTGCGTATGGTGTGTTACGTCCGGGTATCAGTTACATCACTTTAGATAATCCTTGGGCACCCGATTCCAGTATCATTGGTACCATTGCCGTGAATCCAGCTGATGATCGATTGTTGATTTACAACATCGATCCTGATACTGCACCACAAAACACATTGAGTCCTGTGGATGCGGTGATCAATCCACTGACCACTGCACCAGGAGATGGGTTGGATAGCAGTCTGACCGGACAAAGATACTTGCTGAATGAAAGCACCGGTAGTGAATCTAATCCAAGTAATCCACTGGCCTGGCAAGGATCTGGAGGTCAGCCATTGATTGCCAGTGCCAATGACATCATTGAATACAATGGCAGTCGTTGGGAGATTGCATTTAACAGTAGAGATACTACAGATGTACAATATGTAATCAACCTGACCACTGGTATCCAGTTTTACTGGGATGGTGTCAAGTGGGTCAAGAGTATTGATGGATTATACACAGGTGGCACATGGAATCTGGTATTGTAGAAGCTGTTGGGGTTTGGTTCTACTGCCCTAGCAGTACCCGGTATCTTTACCTGTTGAGAAATGATTCAAAATATCCCGACACCTGGGGCCTGGTTGGCGGAAAAGTAGAACACGGCGAAACATTGATTGCTGCTGTTGAGCGAGAATGTACTGAGGAACTGGGATCTGTTCCTGACTATATGCAATTGATCCCCATTGAGAAATTCACTAGCCCGGACTTTGCATTTGAATACAACACCTTCTGGTGCAGAGTGAATTCGGAGTTTATCCCCACGTTAAATCATGAACATATAGGATATGCCTGGATTGAGACTGGACGCTGGCCAAGACCTTTGCATCCAGGATTGTGGAACACTGTAAACTTAGATACTATTCAGAAGAAAATAACATCTTTAGAACTTACCTGTATCAGGTAGGAAACATATAGTCTGTGGCAAACTTTATATTGTCACCAAGATCTCGCAGTTTATCTCTTGTGGCTGCATCAACCAACGCAGGATGTACCCACCAATCTTCATAGCTATGCACTTTGTTGTAAGCAACATCGCCGACTATCAGTTCGTATCCTTGACTTTTGAGATATTCTCTACTGGGATCTCTTACGTTTTGATTCCAATAGTAATCGTGTTCAAATGTTATCACAGCAAATCTATATCGATCAAACGGGATACGTTTTAAAATATCAAAAGAGATTTCCGGTGGTTCACAATCTACTTGCAAATAATCCATGTCTTTGGCAAATCTAAAGCTGGGTAACAACGCAGCATAGTCAGCTTTGGTTGCATCGGCACATAGCACATTGTTATTGCGGTTGGACAAGAAATCGTCAACTTTGGTCTGATCAATTTCTATGCTGAGACCTCTCCATCCAAACTTGGTTTCCAGTAAAGCTGTATTGTTGCCATAAAATGGTTCAGCACTACCAACTTCAAGATATTGACCGTTGAGTTTACCACCTGTGGCTGCTAATACAAACAAGTCTTGATAACTTTGACTAAAGTTTTTTTCTATTGTTTCTACACCGGCAAATGGCAATCTGATACGTGGCAACATTGAGGCATCATAATATGTATGAGCAAACAAAGGATTGGTATCTGGGGCAATGTTCCATTTAACTTCCAAATCCAGTGGAATTTTAGGACGTCCACAATTTTTAAGATTGTTATTCACCGCAGTTGTGTACATTGGTAACATTTTATAGTTGTCATGTAGAAATAGCATGATTTGGCGGCTTTGTTCGGTAAGCCCAACCCACCAACTTGCCACACCCTTCTGAAACATCAATCCATAATATCCAGGATAGTGATCAGTTACCAATGGAATGTCAGCAAAGTCTGAATAAATCAATCCCAATGTGGCAATGGTATAACTCTCTTGCCACTCTGTGCGCTTTTCATGTAACCGGCTGAGTAAGAAATATGCTTCAGGTCTAGATGGGATCAATGCAATGGATTTTAGCAACAACCCTTTTTCTGTGTCATCTCTTGTTTTTTGTTTCTCCAAACAAAGGCAGCAACGCATCAATGCTTCGTATTGTTGAAGATCTGTGGTGCTGCGCTCTGCGGTGCGTAGATAGAAACTGATGGCTGCACCGGTTTGACCTATGCTTTCATATTCTTGCCCGAGGGCATAGTTAATCACTGGATCTTCAGAGTCTTCGATAAAGTTGGCTAGATTTTTCATATTAACGGTGGAAGGTTATGATTTTTTCTTTGGGATCTGTAGCATTCTCACAGAAGTTACACAAGGCATAACAAGTCTGATCCTCTGGTATAACATCCTCATATGTTTGTGTGTTTAGATTTCCAATGATATGTTCTAGTCCATAATCCATGCAGCATAAACTTACATCGCCATTGGGCAATAGCACATTGTGATATAGTCCTTCAACACATCCACAAGTCTTTGATCCTGTGTGTGTGATAGCATTCCAGCGATCACGCAAGGTAACCAATTGTGGTTTGGCCACACTTTCTCTAATGAGATTGCCGGCTCTACTCCACATTTCATAACTGGGTGCCCAATCAAATATGTGTCTAATACTAGGATGAAGTTCTTTGCCCATACTCATCATAGAGAAGTTTTGTATTCGGTGTTTGTTGTCTCGGAGCCACTCTAGGGTTTTGAGATATCCTGGGGTGATAGGATGTCTTGCCAGCATTTCAGCGTCGGGTAGATGCAATACAAATCCGCCATTGGGATTGCCGGCAAATGGTATATCTACAATAGCTTCCAGATCTTCAATGCTAACACCAACTCCAGTGGTAAACACACTCACAGGATGTCCTTGATCATGTGCATATACCACCATCTCAGTGCAGTATTTGTTCATCCAAGGTTCTGTAAATCCAGCAAACGTAATGCGAACGTCTGTGGGTACTTTATCAACCATGGTTTTAAATGCATCCAAGGTCAAGATTCGAGTACCTTTGTAAACTTCTTCCAATGTGCGTTGTGGGCAGAACACGCAGTCAACCACACAGCCTTTTTCAGGAATGATTGTGGTGATCTCAAGTGTGGGTGCTGGGTAGTTTTGCCACTTTTGTTTGACTGGTGCTGCAACTATAGGAGTAGGTATTGTTGTAGTGGTATAGTTTGCTTGTTGAATAAATTCGTCCACGCATGTTTGTGGTATTTTCAAGATAAATGCACAGTTGTCCTGGAATCCAAACGTTACCAACAAATAATCTTCGTGCCAGGCTGCACCGCAGCAGAATTCAATGTCGGCGTTCATGAAACTAAATGCATCGGTATAGGCCAGCAATTTCCAGTTGCGATCCCACATTATAAATCGGTGTCTGTACGTGGCATCTTTTTTACCAGCTGGACTGCTGAACAAGCTGGTCTCATGCACAATAGCTAGGTAGTTATTGCCATATGGTATTACTTGACTGCCACCACGGAAGTCTGGCACACCGGGTATACGATTTTCTTTATCAACAAATACAGTATGTGTTTGTCCAGTATCAATATCATACTTTACCACTTCTGTTGGGTTGGTCCATTTTACATAGGTATATGGTTGGTCCAGTACCGGCATCCAATTCTTTTCGCAATAACTGGTATTGTCGCCCAGGGCAGGTATACGTTTTCGTTGTAGCTCTAGTACCTGCTCAGTATTAATACTGATTTCGGACAGTTCCATACGGCCTTCGCCGTGTGTGGTAGTGTCTCGACGCACACCGGTTAACCATAACTTTTCATCCCACCGCAGCAATCGTGCATCTTCCAATCCTACAAATTCCCATATGGGTGTTTGATCGCAGTTGGAAGTGTCTACACTTATTACCTTGTTGATGGTGAGATCTGGATTCATTATGCACATGTAATTCCAGGTGCGTAAATGTATATCGTTTTCAGGGTGTAGGTATTGCAATGGACCGTATCTATGTTCAAACTTTTTGTGTTCACTATGCCATAATGTGTAGTTCACATGGCGTAGATTTACCAAAAGAGTTTGTCCATCTACATAGATTGATGGGTTCATTAGTCCAGTGCCCGAAGTAAGTTCGGCTGGAATGATCAACGGATGTATGCTACCGCCTGCGGCAATTACGGGTTTGGCTAACCCATCTTTATAAATTTGTTGAGATAATGTAGTCACACATACATTTATGCCGGCGCAATTCGTGTGTAATTAAATTTAATCAACTACGGATATCACAGTCTACCCACCACAACTTCAATTACACCAACACCGTTTCCACTGTGTGATTGCAGGGCTTTGCCAATGATCACACCAGGTTGATACTTGGCCATATCTAATGCTTCGGCTACCCCTGCTCGATTGCTGGTTACAACTCGATCACCGGATGTGATATTACCAATCACACTAACTGGTACACGCCCGGCTAGCGCCACTGCCACGGTGAATTCACCTTGCAATCCGGAATTCATTATGTGTGCAGGATTAGTAGATACCACACCAGCAACTCTATAATCATGGCTTTCAGAGTTAACAGTAACTTCTTGACTGCCACCAAATATCAACACTGTGCCCGGAGTGTATTCTGCATCTGTGGTATACATCTCAGCCAAGTCAGCGTACAGTGCTGTGGTAGCTTTGGCATGAACAGTGTTGAAATAGTTACTGGCATTACCAATATTAGCTGTATTATTAGCTGCACTGGTCTGTATATTGCCTGCAACAATTAGCACAGAACTACCTGCTGTTGCGGTGCCACCTAACGTTAATGCATTTGCGGCGGCATTGAATACAAACCCAGGAGTGTTAACGTTGGCAACTTGGCCACTGCCAACAGCACCCACCATAACAGGATACAATGCTGTAGTTGATGTATTATTTGTGGCAGTAATAGTTGTGCCTGGGCCAGTTAATCCTTGCACGCCTTGTACACCTTGAACGCCTTGAACTCCTTGACCGCCAGTTGTGCCTTGTGCGGCTTGTACGCCTTGAACTCCTTGACTACCAGTTGTGCCTTGTGTACCGGTTACGCCTTGAACACCTTGTGTGCCAGTAAACAACACACCATTTTGGTATAAACTGCCAACAAAGTTAATATTACCTCCGGTAGAGATGTTACCAGCTACACTTAATGCTGTGCCCGATGTGTTTGATATATTTACTGTGGTGTTGGATCCAAATGTAACTGTACCGTTACCAAGACCTGGTCCTATGGAAATTGTGGTAGTAGAGGCGGCTGCGCCATTTTCGCCAATACTGATGGTTTTTGTGTTGGCAGCGGCTGTAATACCGTTGGCAATTGCCACTATTTGAGTGCGAGTTGATCTGCCTAAGTTTATTGCACCAGTTTGTGTTGCACCACCAACTGTCCAATAACCCGAGGTCATGGCATTATCAACCCAGTTTTGAGTTGTAGCTGTACGGGTAAATGACGCACTGGTGAACGATATGGTGCCATTAAAAAGAACCGCACCAGTTGCACTCAATGCAGCAGTTGTCATATTACCAGCAGCAATGTTACCTCCAGAAGTGATATTACCCAATACTGATAATAAATTTGTTGCCGCATCAAATGACAATCCAGTTGTGTCAACGTTGGCAATTTGATCGCTGCCAGAAGCACCTACCATAACAGGATACAATGTTCCTGTGGCAACATCGGCAGCGTTTATAGTTGTACTTGGACCAGCAACGCCTTGAACACCTTGAACTCCTTGCGTGCCTTGTGAGCCGGTTGTGCCTTGTGCAGCTTGTACACCTTGAACACCTTGTACGCCCTGAACGCCTTGGCTGCCGGTTGTGCCTTGTGCAGCTTGTACACCTTGAACACCTTGTATACCTTGTGTACCTTGTGTGCCAGTTGTACCTTGTGCGGCTTGTGCGCCTTGTACTCCTTGTACGCCTTGAAGACCTTGCACGCCGTGCG